CCGCAACAATAAAATACCACCGATGTTATATCCTAATATCGTAAACAAAGTGGCAAGAGATTTTAATAATGCGTATGTGATGATTGAAATTAACGATATCGGTCAGCAAGTCGCCGATATTTTACACGCAGAATTAGAATATGATAATATTTTAACGACATCTAAAGATACAAATAAACAATATCTTTCTCCAGGATTTGGTAGAGCAACCCAAATGGGTGTTCGAATGACTAAGCAAGTTAAAAGGCAAGGTTGTTTTACACTAAAGTCTCTGATGGAAGAAAAGAAGTTACTTATTTTTGACGCAGATACCATCTCAGAATTCTCCACCTTTATTGAAAAGATGGGAACTTGGATGGCAGATGAAGGTTATTTTGATGACTTGGTAATGAGTTTAGTTATGTTTGCATGGGTAACCAGCAATACATATTTCACCGATCTGACAGACATTGACATTAGAAAAAAGTTATATGATGGTCAGATGAAACAAATAGAAGAAGAACTGACACCATTTGGTATAATAATGAATGGCACTGAAGAAGAAGTTTTTGTTGATAGTGGAGACCTATGGTCTGTTGATGCTGCACCAACTAAACGTGGTTGGATGTAAAGTAGACATCTTATAAATAAGTTTATAACAAAAAAGACAGTGGTTTTTGTCAGTTTTAATATACAAGGAGAAGAAAATGGCATTTCAATTATCGCCAGGAGTCCTAGTTACTGAAAAGGATCTAACTAACGTCGTACCAGCAGTCTCAAGTTCTGCTGGTGGATACGTTGGTTACTTCCTCTGGGGACCTGTAAACGAAATTCAAACAGTTTCGTCAGAAAACCAACTCGTCCGCGAGTTTGGTAAACCAACAAGCACAACTACAGTACACTTCCACACTGCTGCTAACTTTCTTGGTTACGGAAATAATCTACAACTCGTTCGTGCAGTTGGCACAGCAGCAAAGAATGCTGTTTCTTCCGGAACTGCAATTGCAATTAATAACCAAGATGTTTATGATGCATCGTATGCTGCAGGTGAAGCCTCAGTTGGTCCAGTTGCTGCAAAATATCCAGGTGCTGCGGGTAACTCTCTGCTAGTCAGTGCCGCTGACGCATCCGCATTTGGTGCTTGGACATACAAAGAACAATTCGATGGCACTCCTGGTACATCTGATTATGCTACCTCGAAAGGCGGATCTGACGACGAACTTCATATTGTTGTGGTCGACGAAGATGGTGTATTTAGTGGTATTGCAGGAACTGTTTTAGAAAAGTTCTCATTCGTTTCGAAGGCGTCAGATGCTAAGAATTCGGATGGTTCTTCTAACTATTATAAGAATGTATTGAACACACAATCAAAGTATGTTTGGTGGATGGATCATCCTTCAACTACTGGATCTGGTCTAGAGTGGGGTTCGGCGGCAGCTTCAGGCGGTTATAAAGATGCTGGGTTTACCGCATCGTTAACACTTGGAGTCGATGCTGCTCCTGCTTCTAGTGATCTTCAAACAGGTTACGATCTGTTCGCTAACAAGGAACTAGTTGACGTTTCGCTTCTTCTGACAGGCGGACATGCTGTTGCTGTTGCTCAGCACGTTATTGATAACGTTGCTCTAGATCGTCTTGACTGCGTTGTGTTCCTCTCACCTCCTCTGGCAACAGTCCAGAACAATGCTGGTGACGAAGCAGACGACATCGTAACATATAGAAGTTCAACCTTAAATCGTTCGACTTCATACGCTGTTATGGATTCAGGTTGGAAGGTTCAATACGACAAGTATAATGACACCTATGTTAACATTCCTTTGAATGCTGATACTGCAGGTCTTTGTGCTCGTACTGATCAAACCAATGATCCATGGTGGTCACCTGCTGGTTTTAACCGTGGTGCTATTAAGAATTGCGTGAAGTTGCTTTATTCGCCAAACCAAACAGATCGTGATACTCTTTACAAGAATGGCATCAACCCAGTTGTGTCGTTCCCAGGACAGGGTGTTGTTCTTTATGGTGACAAGACACTTCTTGCTAAACCATCGGCATTCGATCGTATCAATGTTCGTCGTCTATTCATCGTTCTTGAGAAAGCGATTTCAACTGCTGCTAAGTTCCAGTTGTTCGAATTCAACGATGTCTTCACTCGTGCGCAGTTCAAGTCACTAGTTGAACCATTCCTCCGCGATGTTCGTGGTCGCCGTGGTATCTATGACTTCCGTGTCGTATGTGACGAAACAAATAACACTGGCGAAGTAATTGATCGTAATGAGTTTGTTGCAGATATCTACATCAAACCTGCCAAGTCGATTAACTTCATCTACCTTAACTTCATCGCAACTCGTACCTCGGTATCGTTCGAAGAAGTTGGTGCCTAATAACCCGAATAAATAGAATTATAGGAGAAATCTATTATGGATATTTCAAAGTTTAAAGGGTTACTAGGTGCTGGTGGTGCAAGACC